TGCGGTCTGTCAGCCGCTTGTAGGCCAGGCCGCCCACGATGCCTCCCACAACGGCCACCGCAGCATAGCTGCCGATGACTGCCACCCGCTGCCGAGTCGTGAGTACCGGCTTGATGGAGAACTGTCGGATGGCCTCCGGGATGGTGTCCAGAGCGCCTTCCACCATCTCGTCGATGTGCTCCTTGCAGAAGTTCTGGAGAGTCTCCATGTCCTGCTTGTTGAGGCCGTGGCGGGGTGGCTGCGGAAGCGAGGACATCTCTTGCTGCTGGTTTCCCATCTGTCGTCTCCATGTGAGGGGTACGAACGAAAAAACGTTCGTTCACGTCACACCTCTTATCCCGAGACGTTTCAGTTTTTTGCAGCGTATTCTTTCTGCCTTCTCTCGAGCTTATTGAGCAAACGCTTGCTGGGGCGGGCTTCTCGATTGAGCATTGCGTCGAGCTGACGAGGAGAGATTTGCTTTATCTCGAACCACACACTCGTCATCATCTGCATGTGCTCTCTGGCAGACGAGAGTTGGATAGAGAGCTCAGTGTTGTAGGGACGCAGTGCCATTGTCGAGGCAAGCCGAAGGAAGGGGCGCCAGGGATGTGAGTCCTTGGTCATCCTCTCGATCTGGCCGAAGTGCTGCGCATCGATGCGTTGGAGGTACCCGGCCCAAGTCTCCTCGACATGAGGTGGCCAACCATCACTGGCGTATGTATTGGCCATCTGGTACAACGAGGTAATCTCCAAGTCCGTGAACCTCAGCGGGTCCTTTCGGATGTTGAGTACTCGGAGGATCTGATCGACGTCACGCCGGAGGATGCTATTCTCGGTGTGAAGTCGCATCAGCGTCTGGCGGTTGATAGCGAATGGAAGAGCTTTCTCTCCGTCACTCTTCCGTTGAGAATCGCGGAGAGCGATGACGTCCTCCTCGAGGATGTCTACCCGGTGACCGTTCTTCACCGTGCGCAGCTCACCTCGCTGAACCTTGTAGAAGATGGTCCGCTCGCTGCAGCCAAGTACCTTTGCCGCCTCCTTCTTTGTCAAGAATCGGCTTCCCACCAAGGTCTTCCTCCTATGAATATGATGCTAACTCAGAAGCCGGAGAACTCATGGACGTTTTCGAGCAACTTCTGACGTCGGGATCCAGCAAGGGCGTCAGCCCCGAGACGTTGGAATACATCGGTCAGAAGGCCTCGGCTGAGTTCCTGGACAAGAAGACGCCGCTGAACGAGTCGATCGTGAAGCTCGCCTCCCAGCATCCAGAGCTCAACAACGAGCACATCCACCGCATCGTCGAATTCGCCAACAACTCCACCTTCCAACATCTCTTCGAGAAGAACAAGGACAAGAACGTCCACTTCCCGATTGCAGATCCGGGAGTGGTGATTCGGGATCTCCGGGATGGCGGATCTCCGGCTCACAGCGGCAAGGTCTTGCACAACAAGGCCGACTACCATCGAGCGCCGATCCGGGAAGAGAAGGACGGCTCAATGGGGATGGATGGGTCGGGAGCTGGTGATCCCGAATCCGGCCTCGCCGACCTTTTCAACCGCAACAACTCTTCTGAACAGTTCGGCCAGGGAGAGCCTGTCGAGAAGGTTGCGAGTGCTGCCGGGCTCGATCCGTCTTGGGAGGGCTCGGCCAACCCGGTCAACGACGTCTATGCCGAGCACCTCAAGCTCAAGCGCTCCTACGATGAGCTCGCTGCGGCCCACGAAGGTGCGGACCTGATGTACAAGCAGGCCTCGGCCGACTTCTACAAAGCCGCTCGGGAAGAGGTGCTCAACCCAGAGGGCGCTGGCTTCCGTGGTGTGGTGGAGGCTGTCTCGGTCGTTGCCCCTCTCGGCCGTGAAGACGTCACGAAGCTGGCAGAGAGTCTCCTGCGAGCCGGCGTCTCGGAAGAGCAGCTCAAGAGCCGCACGAAGACTGCCGGCAAGCTGGTCAACCCCAACCACCCACTCGTCGCTTCGGCATCGGCGATGATGAAGTGCGCCCACGAGCGTTCGATCGCACATGAGGCACTTCTCGATGTGAAGAAGGGCCTCGATCAGACGACCCAGTTCCTCAAGACGGCGGCACGGAAGTGACCTTCCGCCAAGCTGCATATTCCCGCGCTGTCCTCCGCGGGCTCGCCGGCGAGAAGGTCGCTGGTGTGCTCGGCGTAGTGGGAGGAGCAGCGAAGGGGATCGGCCGTGGTGCCAATTGGGCCTGGCAGAAGTCGATGAAGCAGAACGGCCCGGTGATGGGCACGATCGGTCTTGGTCTGGGTGCCGCCGGTCTCTACGCTCTCGGCAAGAGAGCAGTCAATCAGACTCAGGCTGCGTACCAGGGATTCAATCCCGAGGTTCAGGCCTACACCCGCCAGTCGCCCTACTAGGAGCTCAAGATGAACAGCACGCAGCTCATGGAGAAGGTCGCGGAAGTCGCGCCCGAGACGTACGACTTCATCATGCAGACCCGCGGCGAGATCAGCGAGAGCCCGTGGAAGGACGAGTTCCTCGAGGAGTTCGACGGCATCCTGAAGAAGGCTGCCATGGACTGGAAGTCGATCGGCTCGTCTGTCGGGCAAGGAGGTCTTGCCATGGCCAAGGGTCTGGGTGCCACGGCACTCGGCGGCATCGGCCTGGCGCTCGCTGGTGACGCCTATGATGCCACTCGTCGAGCCATCACCAAGACCCGCAACTACAAGCGGATGATGGCGTCGAACCCAGATCTGAAGGACAAGCCGGCGCACCAGGTCCAGGCAATCTTCTCCACCCTTCACCGCTTCAACCCGGACTTCTCGGGAGACCCGGTCGTCTCTGGAAGCTTCGTCCGTCAGCATGTCGACATGGCCCAGAGCGAAGAAGGTGTGGGTGCGGTCGGTCTCGACGCCATGAAGGCCATCGTCGAAGGGCGCAAGGGTATCAATGAGAGCCGCCGGTTGCCCAAGCCGGAGATGCTCAGGATGCCCGATCGCGAGATGGAGATGCTCCAGAAGTCCAAGCTTCGCCACGACCTGGGCGCCAAGAAGTAAGCGATGCTCGTCAAGCAGGTTCAGTTCTTCGGCAAGAACGATGAGGGGCAGATCTTCTGCCAGCCCTTGCTCGATGACGGCTTGGTAAAGACTGCCTCTGCCTCATCGCGAGCGAACCTGCATCCTCAGATCGCCGACTTCGTCAGGACTGTTCGCCCCAGCAAGCACGGCATCTACGTCCTGGTGAACGCCATGGGCGCCGGCGAGATCTGGGGCTCCAACATCAATGGCGACCACTTCCCTGAGAAGGAGCTGATCCACTCTCCGAAGGACTGGGAGAAGCTTCCCGCCACGCGGATGAAGGAGATCGGCAAGAGCTGGGAGTACGGCTTCCCCACCTTCATGGGGGCGCATCCGTACAAGCACCACGTCAACAAGGACTCGTCGCGGGCATTCGGCTCGGTCGAGCTCGCCGCGTGGAACCCAAAGATGCATCGCGTGGAGCTGGTGGTCTATCTTGACCGCGAGCTCTGCAAGCGTTTCGACGCTCAGGATGTGATCGAGAAGATCGAGCGGGGAGAGTTCCCGGACGTCTCAATGGGCTGCAAGGTGCCCTACGACGTCTGCTCGATCTGTCAGCACCGGTCGAAGACTCCGAAGGACTACTGCCACCACGCGAAGAGCATGATGAATGTCATCCTGCCAGATGGCAGGAAGGTGTTCGTCTACAACCCTCGCCCTCGCTTCTTCGACATCTCCTTCGTCTTCATCGGAGCCGACAAGACGGCCAAGGTCATGGCCAAGCTTGCGTCAAAGGGCAATCAGGTCTGCATGGGTGAGTACTGCACCATTCCTCGACTCAGCGTCGATGTTGGTGAGCAGTTCTCGAAGTTCGCCGGTGAGCAAGACCCTACGGCCCCGCTTCGTGAGGAGCATCCTACCTGGCTCGGCAATCACCAGGACGGGATGTACGACCCGACCTTCAACGACTTCATCGGCAACAAGTCTCGTACTCAGATCATTCAAGAGACGAAAGCTGCCAAGCCGGCATTCGAGGCGCGGCTCTATCCTCCGGCTCAGCTCGAGGCAAATGAGTCGTATGACGCGCTCGTCAACCTCGACGCTGCTCGTGAGAAGACAGCTTCAGTCAAGACGGCCAATGACCCAATTCAGAAGTTCATCCACGTCCAAGGCATCCCGATCATGCTGGAGTGGTTGAAGGGTCAGACGCGTAAGTACTACTCAAAGGCCGATCCTTCAAAGGTGACCTACCAGAAGCTGATGAAGGCCGATTACGGCTACATCCCAGCGACCGTAGATGCCGATGGCGAGCAGCTCGATGTCTATGTGGGGCCGAGCCGCGATTCAGAGTTCGTCTTCATGATCAATCAGCTCAAGGACGACGGCTCGTTCGATGAGCGAAAGGTCATGATCGGCTATCGCGATGAGGCGGCGGCAAAGAAGAGCTATCTCGACCATATGCCTGAAAGGCGTCTTGGGCAGGTGTCGAGGACGACAATGGGTGAGTTCAAGAAGACCCACCTTGTCAGTGCTCGAAAGGCACGCAAGACCCGCGATGCCGAGGCAGTGAAGATCGCGTCAGCGACGTGCGGATGCCACGGACTTGGAGATGATTGCGGCGGTACGGCTGAGAAAGTCGCGCACGCCGTCTTTCCAGGTACGCGTAATTCTGAAAAATCCGCTTCCCATAGGAAGCTGAGTGAGATCATAAAAACAATACCGGCAGGTCCTTTTTCGAAAGAGACATTGCCAAGACTGGAGAAAGGGGAGAGCTCGATCCCAAACAAGGCGCTGGACGAGATGGGCAAAATGGATCTTACCGAAGCCCTCTCAACCCCCGCTATGATGGGCATCGTTCTTAAGCCCCATGAGTTTCAGAGGGTGATGCTGGTGCGAATCGGAGAGAAGCCGCTGGCGGATGAACTCGACAGGAAGGGGGAGGTCTTCGGGCCTTCTTCGGACGTCGACGAGTCCCTGCAGGTGAATCCCGATCGCATCGATCGTGCTCTCAAAGACCTCCTTCAGGCTCTGGGCATGGTGGGTGAGCGGTCAGTAGCCGCCACTCCTCTTGCTCGTCGAATGGAGCGTCTTGAAGCACGCCGTGCCGATCCGCGGAAGAGCGTCGAGAAGACCGCCTCCGCCGATCCCCTCATGAAGAAGCTGTCAGCCGCCTACAACGGCTACCGGCGCAGCATCGTGAAGAAGGCCACCGCCATCCAGAAGTTCCTCGTCTCCGACCCCCAGCTCGCTCCCGAGTCATTCGGTAGCAGCATGGTGCAGGCCTTCGCCGGTGGGGTCGACAAGACGGCCAGCTCGAGCGTGTTCAGCCCCGACTCGCTCGCATACCTGACCGGGGCGCACCACACGGACCGGGCCATCCATATCGCCGATCAAGGCGTTCGGGTGTCCCTCGCCCAGACGGGCGCACTCGCAGAGGCGCTGTACTAGAGATGGAGTCCATCTCGGAGACGACACGCTTTTGTCGAGAAGGAGAAATTACATGAGCATGGATACGTGGCTGGCCCAGGCGTACAACACCAACGGCGCGAGCGAGGACCTCGAGAAGATCGCTCAGGCCGAGATGGCGCAGAACATGGCCCAGCAGGAGGGCCTGGATCTGTCGAACCTCTCGCCCGAGCAGATCGAGGCTCTTGGCCAGGAAGTTCTCGGGCCGCAGGGCCAGGGACAGCAGCCGCAGGGTGCCGCTCCGGGCGCTCCTCAGCAGCCCGGCGTTCCCCAGCAGGGAATGCAGCCCCAGCAGCCGCAGGCTCCTGGTGCCGAGGGCGGTGGTGAGCTGACCGAAGAGCACGTGCAGGAAGCCCAGCAGGTGCTGGCCAACCCGCAGGCCTACGACCCGGCGATCGTCCAGGAAGCCCAGGCGATCATGCAGGTCGTCGAGCAGATGCAGGCTCAGCAAGCCGGTCAGCCAGGTCCCGAGATGGCCAAGGTCGCCGAGGCCCAGGCCAAGTTCGAGGAGGCCGACTTCCTCGGTCGCGTCATGGCGCACGCCTTCAATCAGGAGTCGGAGAAGATCGCCGCCTCCAAGCAGGCGAACATGATGGGCGCCGCAGGTGGCCACCTGAAGCACCTCGGCCAGCAGGCTGCTCACCACATGGGCGCTGCCGCCGGCGCCGCCAAGCACCACGCTGGCAAGGCGATGGGAGCCGCGGGCGGTCACTTCGCCAAGCACCCGGGTCATGCTGCTGCCGCCGGCGCGGTCGGTGGTGCGGCGGCCATGCACGGCGCTCATCACATGATGAACAAGGAAGCCACCGTCGCCGCGATCGAGAAGGCGGCGATGCAGCAGGCCGCCAACATCCTGCAGGCCAACGGCATCGACCCGGCGACTGGTCAGCCGGCCCAGCAGGCCGCTCCGCAGATCGCTCCGGCGGGCGCGGTCCCGGCTCCCCAGCAGAACTCGCAGCAGGCGCTCGGTGAGCTCGTGGAGAAGCGCGCTCATCAGATCCTGCGGGGGCTCGGCTACAACATCTGAGGTCTCAGGGTGCCCGAGGCGGGAGGGGATGGTCCTTCCCGCCTCGGTTCCTCTCAGGAGAGAAGATGCCGAAGTGGATCCACGATCGTGCGGCACACATCAGGGCGGAGAACCCCTCCATGCCTGAGAGTGAGTCGTGGGCGATCGCCACTCAGCAGTCCCATGCGACGGGACACTCTCCAAAGGGGTACGGAACGGCGAAGGGGCGGCACGAGGCTCATCAGAAGTATCCGACGCCCGGTGATGACGAACAGAAGGCGAGTCCCAAATCCAAGACGGCTGGCATTTCGGTGCCCTTCAGCTCGGATTTGGTAAGCGGCTTCTGTGAGGAACTGTCTTCGATCTTCCGTGAGAAGACAGCCGGTCTCCTGCCCATGCCGGAGAACGGTCTCACACAGATGAAGCTGACGAGCCCGAAGCCGACCATGGGCGCGAAGAAGAACATCGCGGCGTACTCGCAGCCGAAGAATCTCCCCTCGACTTCGCCGTCGCAGGGAACTCAACCGACCGCGGGCGCGCCCCAGGTCAGAACCTGACAGGAGCAAGAGAATGAGCGTTCTGCCACTCCAGGACATGATCGCGGGCGCCATCAAGACGGCGAGCGCCAAGATCGCCTCCGAGGCCCACAAGGAGCCCGAGAAGGTCAAGAAGCTCCTGGCGTACGAGAAGAAGGAGCACGGGCACATCCCCTCCCCGCACGAGGAAGAAGTCGAGTGCGAGTCGAAGGAGAAGATGGCCTACGCTGCTCTCATCTCTGACGACCACGTCGAGAAGCTGGCGTCGGCAGTCGACTTCCTCGCGACCCACCTCGGCGACATTGCCGCTCCGGGCCCGATCGCTCAGGCGCTGGCCAAGACCGCTATGAAGCCGGGTGCAGGCGGTGGTACCGCAGGCGGCAAGTCGGTGCCGAATCCGGCTTCGGCTGCTGGAGCTCTCGAGACCACGCAAGCGATCGGCGGCTCGCAGAAGTACACCAAGAACAAGGCGAAGGGCGAGCAGGCCGAGGACGAGCACAACAAGGGGCTCGAGCGGAACGAAGGCAATCCGCACGGCGCCAAGACGCACCTCGAGACCAACTACCATGAGGCGCCAGGCAACAACCACGGTTCGGTTCCGCACCACGAGTACCCCGCCAAGGGTCCTCTGGTGGCCGGTCCGTCGGGCGCTCACAACAAGGGCACCAACGCCGCGTCCCTGAAGACCGCCAGCTTCGCTGGCAAGGCGACGGAGTTCGTCGCTCACCATGCGGCACAGCATCCTCGTGCGACCGCGGCGGCTGGTGGAGCTCTGCTCGGCGCCATCCCTGGTGCAGTCGGCGGCGCCGCGGCCGGTGGCGAAGGTCACCGCGCCTCGGGCGCTCTGAAGGGTGGCCTCGCCGGCGCCGCCATGGGCGGTGCAATGGGCGGTGGTGCCATGCACAAGCACCTGGGCAACATGGCGAAGGCCGCTTCAGCGCAGGAAATCGCGCGTCAGCACATCCTCATGAAGCTCGCCGGCGAGGACGTGATGAAGGCAAACATCGATGGCGGCGGCACGACATCGCCTCTGGCTGGCAAGGGCCAGCTCAAGACGATGAAGGCCGGCGAGGAGTCGCCCACGCAGGGCGGCACGGCGGCCAACAGCCAGGACGGGAACTCGGGCACCAAGCTCGTGGACTCGAACAAGGCGGCCATCGACTACACGAAGCGTGATGCCAAGAAGCTGGTGGTCAATCCTCTCAAGGAGGTCCTCGACCAGCCGGCATTCTCGGAGAAGCACGACAACAAGCTCCAAGAGAACCTGCGGAATACTGGCAAGGCCGGTGTGAAGATCGCGGGTGCCGCAGTGCAGTCTCAGCTCCAGAAGATCGCGAGCGGTGGCTGCACCTGCAACTCGAAGGGCGAATGCCAGTTCTGCACCATGAAGGCGAAGTTGGCCAACATGGGCGGGATGGGCGGCACGGGTGGCGGCATGAACCCGATGGCTGGAGCAGGGGAAGGCCACGACGGCTGCACCTGCGGCCACACGGGTGAATGCCGAGTGTGCAAGCTCGGCGCAGCTATTAGCGACGCCAAGGGCAAGCACCCGGGTGAGGTCAAGGAAGGCAACGCAGGCTGCTACTGAGACGACGGATCAGGAGACGACCATGAGCATGCAGAAGATTTCCAGCGAGCAGGCGGCCCAGATCCTGGGGCAGGTCGGTCCGACCCTCCGCGCTCAGCAGCAGAAGATCCAGTCCCAAGAGGCGACGATCGGAGAGCAGCAGGAGAAGCTGGCTTTCTATCAGCGCCGCGAAAGGGCGGAGAAGATCGCCATGCGTCTGGAGGCCAAGGGGCTCGACCCCGAGACCAACTTCCAGCAGAAGGTGGATGGTCTGATGGACCCCGCCCAAGACCTCGACGTCATCGAGAAGGCCGTCGACATGTCCGCACCGCAGATCAAGCTGGCTTCGCTCTCCGACAACCCGGGGAATCCCTCGGACGCGAAGAGCGCCCTCGAGGCAGCGATCCTCGGCGACTAACCCGATCGACACGCAAGGAGAACGAAGATGAGCCTGGCTCCAAACCTGACCCTGATCTCCGAGGTTCTTCCGGTCCAGCGCCGCGACTTCACGCTGACGGACCCGACGATCCTCAACCCGAACGCCACCAATCCGCTCGTCGATGGCGAGTGGCTCGAGATGGATACCACGACGTACACCGTCAAGCGCGGCACCGGTGAGGCGGCTTCGGCCTCCTGGCAGGTGTTCTCGCTCCGCGGCCAGTACGACACGCAGGCCATCAGCAAGTCGACCTTGCTGTGGGCCGGTGCCTACGAAGCGGACACGACGATCGTCAACACGGCGGGTCTCGCGGTGGGCAACTTCCTGGTGGTCGCCGACTGCACCATCGGCGGTCTGACGAAGCGCGGCGTCATCAAGGCCGCCGGCACCGGTCAGCACATGGTGGTCGGCATCGTCACGCGCCTGACGGCGACCGGAAAGATCCGGTTCCTCCACCAGGGCTTCTTCCAGATCACCATCTGAACTGGGACGCGAAAGCGAACCCGTAGAACGGAAGGGAGAGATAGCATGAGCGTTCCAGCGCAGGTTCTGAATGAGATGTTCAGCGGTAAGCTGAACTCGTCGGAGGGCAAGGAGAAGATCGCCGAAGTCGGGTCGGTCTACATCCGTGACCGTCTCCGTGAAGTGTGCTTCGTGGACAAGATCCAGCCGCCGGAGCCGGTGACTCGCACCGACTGCCAGCGCTCGGTCAACCACGACACCCTGGTGAAGATCGTCGACATCGAGCCGCAGTCTCGCGCGCTGTCGATCACCTTCCGCGGCCAGCCGACCGCGCGCTTCATCCGCGCGCCTCGTGCCGAGGTCCCCTTCTTCACGATCTCCTCGGAGAAGTTCGAGAAGACCGAGCAGGAGCTCCTCGCCTACGAGATGCCGATCACCAAGATCATCGAGGACAACTCGGTGAAGGACCTCCAGGAGGTCAAGGATCGGACGTGGCTGCTGTTCGTCGAGGCCGGCATCCAGGCGATGCAGACCGACGGCAACGGCGGCGTGCAGCCGATGAACGTCACCAGTGTGGTGGCGGGCACGACGAAGCAGATCCGCGTCGTGAAGGGCCAGGGCGCCATCGCGGCGGGTGCGAACGACTTCATCATCCACCCGATCCTCCGCCCGGACCTGGTGAACCTGTTCAAGCTGATCGACGGCAACCGCCTGCGTGCGGAGCGGCTCCTGATGACGGAGCCCGACTACGACGACATCCTGTCGTGGACGCTGCAGGACTTCGGCGACAAGATGCAGTCGGAGACCGCGGTCGACGGCTACAAGTACAACACCCTGCTGGGTCGCAAGCTGATCCGCACGGTGAAGACCGACATCCTCCGCGTCGGTAACGTGTACTGCTTCACGGCGCCGGAGTTCCTCGGCAAGAACTACGTGCTCAACAACACGAAGTTCTACATCGACAAGATCGCGAACATGATCACCT